GAAGATGAAGCTCGACAAGGGCATGCCGATCAGTCTGAACGATCAGGTAGCGCACCCGAATCTGATGTGGCCGACTCCGAGAGCTGCAGTGGGGATGAACATGCGCCTGACGGAGAACATGGCGAAACTTCGACACAAGAGATATTTAGAAACGGAAGTCGCCTACCAAGAGAAGGGAAGTGGTGGTCAACTGAACCCGACGTGGGTCGAGTGGCTGATGGGGTACCCCAAAGGGTGGACAGACTTAAATGCTTAGGTAACTCGGTCGTTCCGATGATACCCTACCTGATTGGTCGAAGTATCTTGGAACTCTATGAATTTTAGCTTGATTTTAGGCTCACGGCTCGTGGCCCGTGGAAAATCTATAAACCTAGGCGAGGTTTATAGATTTTTAGATCCAGACGAAGTTTGCCCTATTTGTGGCGATGATGCTGATTGGTGCGATTGTCCGTTGGGCTTTTGTATATCAAAAAATCACTATAATGATATTTTAGGGGTACTAAAAAAATTTTTTATTCAAGGGGGGTCAGTTTTTTCTGATATATTGATATACAAATTGAAAAAAGTGTTGATATACAACAATAATAGAGTGATTTTTGTATATCATTTGTATATCATTTTGATCAAAATATATCAAAATTTGATATACAAACGTCTAAAATACTCTATTAAGACACATTTTTAATAATATTATATTTATATACTACCCCTATTCTACCCTTATGGGGTTTTCAAATCCGATAAAATGTGCTATTTAATTTCTATGGGAGAAGTCCAGGAATTTCATAAACACGATCCTCATGCAAAAAATCGCATTGGTAATATTACTCCAAAGCAAGTAAATTTTGTTAGGCATCTAGTAGACAACGACGGTATGATATCTGCAGCTGAAGCCGCAAGGAGGGCTGGTTACTCTGAAAAAGCTGCTAAAAATATTGCCTGTAATCTCCAAAACCCAAGACTATTCCCACATGTTGTTAAAGCAATTGAAGAGGCTCGAGAGGAGCAGAGAAAAATATACGAGGTTAACAGGGAACGACATTACAGAGATTTGGCTAAAATTAGAAACATGGCATTGCAGGAAAATAATTTTTCTGCTGCTGTCCAGGCTGAAAAGGCTCGAGGGCAAGCTGCAGGTTTGTATATTGAACGAAAAGAAATAAGGCATGGTAGTATCGACGCAATGTCTAGGGAAGAAGTCGAAGAAAAGATCAATCAAATACTTGGCGAGAATGGGAAGCTTATCGAATTACTCCCACAAGAAGGTAATGAAGAAGAAGTCCACACTTCCGAAGACAGAACCTAACTTTCCTTGGAGAAAAGTTAGAGTCATTTGGAAAGACATCACAGGTTATTCAAGTCATCATACAGTTAAAGAAATGAACGAACTTCGAGCTCATACTATGATTACAGAGGGTTGGTTATATTCTCAGGATGAGCATTCCATTAAAACCTTTGGTGGTTATTCTTACGAAGACGGGGAATACTGTTTCTCAGATATTAATGTATTTCCTAAAAATTACTGTAAGATAAAACGCATATGAAAGCATTATTTGTTTGGTTGGTTGGATACTACTGTGTTGACTTGCAGTGTTTTCAATTACACAAGCCTATAAAAACTATTCAACAATGCGAACTAGAACTAAACGAATTAACAATTGAATTTAAAAAAATTTATAATGATTACGGTGGTCTTTGGGAACTTGATTGTCATATAATGACTAATAAATATGTGGGACAAAGTTAATATATGAAAGGGCCTGAAGCCAAACTTTGGCAACGATTACACCTAAAACTCTATGATGTCTTCTGGACTCGAATAGAAAATTCTGCTTCAACAGGCATCCCTGACTTGTATGGAGCATGTGAAAAAAGTTCATTTTTCCTTGAGCTGAAATGCACTAAGAATAACTCTTTAAGAATTTCACCCACTCAGGTTTCTTGGAATTATTCCAATGTTTCCAACGGTGGACGTTCTTTTTTCCTGGCAGAGACCCTCTTAGACAGTACACTCTATTTGTACGGAGGTAAAAGTGGCAAGGATCTTGTAAAACATGGTCTAAAAACAGTTCCTATCGACACGTTCCACGCACCGTGGGACACGCAAAAGCTTCTGCATCATCTAAAATATCATAAATTTTAGTTTCCATTCTCCATTCTCCATTCCCGCTGCATTAGATGGTTCACGGGCCACGAACCACGGATCTCCCATCCTGGGCGCAGCTGCCGTGAATCTCCATTCTCCATTCTCCATTGTTTTCTAGGGTTTTTTAATTAGGAGTTGCCATCTGGATCTTCCGCCTGGAGAGCCGTGGTAGTTGATTTTCCATTCCATTGCCCGCAGAATATAAGTGTTTTTTCTACCATCAGGGTTCTAGGATCTCTACCCAGGCAGCGAGTGGCAGCTCAGGCCTGGCCAGGCTGTGTAAAGTTGCGTGCAAAAAAAAATTTCAAAGAAGACTTGACAAATGATTATCCCATAATTATATTATTACTAAGCTACAGTAGCTACGACTAGGAAGCGATAAAGGAAAAAGGATAAGTAGCGAGCACTAACGAACACGCACCGACCTAGTCACCAAAAAGGAGAACATGATGACTGTCAAAGACTTAATTAATCAACTAAGCCAATATAATCCAAATTATCCTATTGTGTTTTATGGCTGTGACGAATCGCAAGACGAGTTGCACCAAGCACGATTAGAATCACTCCACCAACATCCCGATCACGGGGACTGTGGACAGGTGGAACTGACGTTAGAGTTGAAAGGATATTTTAAGGAGGTACAACCTAATGCCTAATTGGTGTAGAAACACTTTGTGGGTAAGCCACGAGAACAAAGATAGACTGACTGAATTACGAGTTGCTGTCGCAGGAAGCGAGATGTGTAATTTCGTATTACCTGAGCCTGACTACAAAACGACACCTGTCGCCCATACCTTTCCCGAGATCCAAGCAAGGTTTGCAAAAACAGAAGAAGAAAAAGCAAAAGCCATTGCTAACGAGCCGACGATCCGTGAAGACAGTTGGTACGATTGGCGTGTGCAGAATTGGGGAACGAAGTGGGATATTGATATGACGGGTGAGGACATTTATCCTAACGAAGACGGATCTTTTTCCATCAGCTTCGACTCAGCGTGGTCACCACCCATTGGAGTCTTTAAGGAATTAATTGAGATGGGTTTTAAGATCCAAGCCGAGTGGTACGAGAGTGGCATGGGTTTCGGGGGCATCTTGACAAATGATGAACAGCATGAGTTCAACATTCCTGACGGAAAGACTGCTACAGAAATCTTCAACAAGATTAAGAAACAGTGTAAGGAAGATGAAGCATTTGACGCTTGGGTAGAAGATTGGGGAATCTACGACGAGTATGATCAGCTATCGCAGGAGGAACAGGAGGAGAAGAAAAGTGCGAGCAACTAGAATCACAGTAGAAAAAAGGTTGGCTTTTATCAGAGCCAACCTTGGTTTAGATTATGAGCTCCAATACTCATCAGCCTACAGCTATCCCTGTAAGATCGTGAGCCGTGGGGGATCTCATGACGAGTCGCAGAGGATGAGAACGAGCGAGGCACTCGAGTGGTGTAATGGTTTCATCAATGCTTACTTTGCGTGTCAGGACAAGAAAAGTCCATTGATGATTAGGAGGAGGTAGATGGCTTCTCCATTGTTGATTTTTTTGGGCCTGATGATCGTGCTGCCATTGCTTAACAGCAGATGGCAGCATCTCCCCCAGGTAATCCTCATGGCTGTGTTACTTTTGTCCATTGCTATGTTGGCGCCGAATCGAGTTCCATCGCTCCATTACCAAGCCATCCCGGTTCCAGGAGAGTTGCAGGACAGGGTGGCCTGGAACCCGGGCGCAGCTGACGTTGCGGTAACGGATGTGGGTAGGGAAGATGAAGATGCGTTGGTTGAAAAAAAGTTTGTCGAAACACTTGACATTTAGTAATCCCATAATTATATTATTAGAAGAAATTAAATAAGGAGAACTAAAATGGGCGATAGAGTATCAGTGCAGTTCAAGAACGGCGATTCAACTTCAGTTGTTCTTTTTCATCATTGGGGCGGTATGGACTTTGTAGAGTATACAAAGACATGGGTTAAAAATTTTCAAGCGCACGTTGTGGCAAATTGGGAACACAAAAACCATAGTACGCCGATCACTCGTTGTGATGTCGATAATTTAATGGTGCAGTTTGTTGCGTCGTTAGGCAGACAAGCAAAGGACTATAACTTTAGTCAGTTGGTAAGCCATAGTATTTATCTCGGCAAAGATGAAAGAGATGGCGATAACTCAGACAATGGTCATCATGTTATTGATGTTCAAGATTTGGGGAAGCAACTTGACTAGGTTAGTTTTTAATAATAGCGAGGCACTAAGATGCCTCGCTATCGGTACTCTTAAAGCAGACAAGTTCCGCATTCCCTATACTGAAAAGCATACAGAGGAAAAGGGAGTTTTGTTTGTGAAGGATGAGGGAATCTATCTGATGAACGCATACGCAGGAGGCAAGCCTCCAAATGAATTGGGTACAGTTGCATTCGCAGAGTCTTACGATCCTAATAAAGATGAAGACGTTTGGGAGAGATCAAGACAAGCAGTAGGAGGCGACGACTTTGGTGAGTTCATTCGGTTACCCGAAGTGGTATTAAGAGCGATCGTGATGCGTCAGTTGAATAAGCTTATCATTGATATGAATAGTGAGAGTTATAGTGTGGAGTTCGAATAGTCGAACTCCATTCCATTCCATCATTCCATTCCATTGCTCCATTCCATTAGCGCATTAGCTGAGTCCAGATCCGTGGGCCACGGGCAGCTGCAGGGCCTGACGGAGTGCAAGTCCAGTTGGAGCAGATTTCGGGCTGTCCAAGTAAGAGAGGAAAATTAAAAACATGTTTTATATAATCGGCATGAGTTTTGTTTTTGTAATTTTGGTAATTTTGTCTTTATAAAAAAAATGAAGTTATCCACAATTATTTATTTGCAAATCCCATAAATATAGTATTTAATAAATCTTGTGTTAAAGAAAATACAGAAAGGTAAAGAACTTATGGCACAAACTAAAACAAAAGCAGTCAGTCAAGTAAAGCTTGATATGACTAATTCAAAAGCGTTTCAAGAAATGATTTCTATTCTTGAAACAATTAAAGAGTATAAAGCTGATGTCAAAATGCTTTCTACTCAATTCAATAACATGTTAATACAAATCGGTATTAACAAAGCTGATCTTGAAAAGACAACGACCTTTTCAGCGCCTTATTCTCGTAAGGATTTGATCGCTAAAATAACCAATGTTAAAACTAACGATCTTGAAAGTATTCATCATGCTTTAATTAGAGGTGGTTATCCAAATGGGTTAGAGCATTTCAAGATCACATCAAAGAGAGTAGAGTTTGACTATGCCTAACGATCTAACTACTCGTATCAATAATCTTGTTCAGCTAGGTACAAACCTAGCTGAGCAAAACCCTCAGAGATTAAACAGAGTTAATCAAGATGCAACAAACGTAGACTATAAAAAAATATGTCAAGTTCTTGAGTATGAAATCTTTGAGTTTGTTGGCAGAAATAAACATGATGCCAAAGTGCAGGAATTCTCTATTAAACTTGCACAGACTTTAGCGCAATATCTCTAGCGCTACATGTGGGGGCATCAGCCCCCACATAATCCCCACATCTAGGTACTTACGCAATCGCTATCGCCTCAGCGCATCTCCCTTGACTCGATTGCGCTTTGCCCCTATAACTTTTATAAAAGACTTTAGTTTTGCAACATATTGACAAACAATGGCAGTAAATTTCAAGGACTACTCAACTGAAGAGTTAAAGGTTCTTTTAAAGAATTTAGAGATTAAAAAGTTAGAGAACGCCCGTAACAATTTTATGGATTTTGTAAAAATGGTATGGCCTGAGTTTGTATATGGTACAGGGAACCCTAGGGTACCTGGGCACCACGAAATTATAGCAAAGAAGTTTGAATCGATTAAGGACGGAAATTTAAAGAGACTCATTGTCAACATGCCGCCCCGTCATACAAAATCTGAATTTGCATCTTTTTTATTCCCTGCATGGATGATGGGAAATTTCCCGAAGCTCAAAATTATTCAAACAACTCATACAGCAGAATTAGCTTATCGTTTCGGAAGAAAGGTAAGGAATCTTATGAACGAAGATATTTTTAAAAAAATTTTTCCAGACGTCGAATTACGAGCAGACTCACAGGCCGCGGGCCGTTGGGAAACGAATCATGGTGGCGAATACTTTGCTGCGGGTGTCGGTGGTGCCGTCACGGGTCGTGGTGCGGATTTATTTATTATTGACGATCCTCACTCGGAACAAGATGCGTTGTCCGAGACAGCAATGGAGAACGCCTACGAATGGTATACCTCGGGTCCTCGACAGCGTTTACAGCCTGGTGGTTCGATTGTTTGTGTGATGACTCGTTGGTCAACGAAAGACTTAACAGGAAAATTAATTGATGCTCAAAAAGAACCCAAGTCTGATCAATGGGAAGTCGTCGAGTTCCCTGCGTTGTTTGATGACAACACGCCTGTCTGGCCTACCTTTTGGAATGTGAAAGATTTAGAAGCGGTCAAAGCTTCGTTGTCCGTGCAGAAATGGAATGCGCAGTGGCAACAAAAACCCACATCCGAAGAAGGTGCAATTATTAAACGTGAATGGTGGCAACGGTGGACAAAGAAAAAAGAACCAATAGTCGATTATATCATTCAAAGTTACGATACAGCGTTTAGTAAAAAAGAAACAGCGGACTATAGTGCGATTACGACATGGGGTATCTTTCGTCCTGATGAAGTCACGCCTAATATTATTTTGCTCGATGCGAAAAAAGGCAGATGGGAATTCCCTGAGCTGAAAGAGATTGCGTATGATGAATGGCTGTATTGGGAACCCGAAATGGTGTTGATTGAACAAAAAGCATCAGGGATGCCCTTGGCTCAAGAACTGCGAAGAATGGGTATACCTGTGATGGCATTTACTCCTGGCCGAGGAGCCGATAAACATACTCGTGTTCATACTTGTGCCCCTGTCTTTGCGAGTGGCATGGTTTGGGCGCCTGAACGACAATTTGCGGAAGAAGTTATTGAAGAGGTTGCAGCGTTTCCGTATGGCGATCATGACGACTTAGTCGATAGTATGTCTCAAGCGATAATTAGGTTTAGACAAGGCGATTTTCTTAGATTAGAATCAGATTGGGTGGAAGACACTCGAGTGAAAAAAACATATAAATATTATTAATGGCAAACGGAATTGAAAACGCAGGGATAACCGCACCGAAAAAAATTAAAGTTCGGGGGAAAGAAATGTCGGTCACACCGAATCAAACAGCGATTGATCCTGCATCTTTAGGCGCAGGCGCAGCAAAGCTTGCGTTATCATTTTTACCTGGCTCAGGAGAAGCGATTGCTGCTGAAGATTATTTTAAAGAAGTAGAAAAATTTAAAGAAGCCAAACAAGAAGGCGATGTTGGTAAAATGACAGGCGCAGGAATCATGACCTTCTTAGCGGGAGCCGGAACACTCCCGATCATCGGTTATGGCCCACGAATTATTAAAAATATTTACAAGGGCGGAAAAGATGCATTCAATGCTTTTCGAGCAAGTCGTAGTAAGAGTACAGCCACGGACCTCGTGACAGGAACCACGGATCTCGGACCGGGAACCGAGTTAGTAACGCTCGACCAAAAGACAGGCACGTATGTTGAACCACGGACCGCGGCTCCTGTAGGAGATATCACCGAAGCAGAAATGTTAACCTTCTCGGAAGGGACTCCGTTTTATTCTAAAGGTTTAGAAGTCGTGGATAATGTCAACTACGCTAACTACAATAAAACAGGCGGTATCGAAAAAATTCGTCCTACCATTAAAACCAAAGATCAAAGTTTATCCGCAGGAGAATGGAAAGCATTGTTTAAGAAAAATGATGTGACCAATCAAGAGTTAAAAGAAACAGGGGTGTTAGAAGTTTTAGATGCGTATGAAGCAACAGGAGAAAGAGTTCCTGTCAATGAGATTAGAGATTTATTTTTAGTCAATCCTGCTTTTAGAATTAGAGTCAAAGAGTATGGAGGAGAAGAGGTTAATGACTTAGCTAACATTCGAGCGACTACCAAAAGATTGGTTGAAGATGCAAGAAACATGGAACCGCCCGCACCAGGAGATATTGATACACGAGGAATGCGTAAAGATGAAGTAGGGGAAGCACAGTATGAAGATTTATTAGAATTAAGAGAGACTGTTTCCAAAGTACAATCTGAAGTAATGGATCCTAGTTATGGAGATACAGGGAACTTAGGAAGATTTTTAGAAGACGAATTTGATAAGATTGAAAACTTATATGAGCGAATGGTTAAGAATAAAACTTTTGATGATTTTCCTGAAGTTAAAAAAACAATGGATCGTTTCATTAAACAATTTGGTGAAGGCGGTTACCTCAACCCAAGTATTCGAACATTAGATGGTCCTTTAGCTGCACCGAAGTTTGAAGATAGTGGATATACCTTGAGTGGAGGTCGTGACTATCGAGAAAAAGTTTTAATCTCTCCTGAGATCGAAGGACAACCAAGCAAAGTCTTTAGTCAACACTATCCTGATAAAAATCCTTTGGCTCACATTCGTTACGATATTAGAACTCGCTATGATGAGAACTTGAATGATATGAACGATGAAGTTTTATTTATTCAAGAAATGCAATCGGACATTCATCAAAGGGCAAGAGACTTAGATTACAATCCGAATCCTAATTTAAATAATGAAATGCTCGCAGAGAAAGTTTCTAAGATGTCGGATGTAGAATACAAAAAGTTTATGGAATTATCTTCGATTCCTCCCGCAGAGCTGACACCGAAAGATATTAAAGAGTTAGGCAACCTTCAAAAAAGATTTAATGAGTTATTAGAGAAGCAGGTTTCTTTCTTAGGTGGCCCACAAATAAGCGACAAGAAAATGCCGTTCACTCCTTTCCAAGATGATGAGTATTGGGGCGACTACGGAATTAAATTAATGGCAAAGCAAGCGTACACCGAAGGAAAGAATTGGCTTGCGATTGCTCCTGCGGATATGGTTTCTGGAAGAGATGGAAGTTTAAAAGGAGGAGTACCGACATATGGTAATGCGATGTTCTATGGAGCTTCTGATGGTAAAAGTTTAAAGGGGATACCTAAAGGAAGTACAGTAGAGAAGAATGTAAAGAAAGGCGTCGTGCCTAAAATCTTTGAACGTTTATCTCAGTTAGATCCTAATCGACCACCTCTCGAAGTAAAAAAAATCTATATTGAAGATGCAGGGGGAGAACTTCATGGTGTATATGCTATGGAAATTGATGATAGATTTGATACTGTATTTCCAATGTATAAAAATCAAGGAGGGATTGTATCTCTCCTCAGGAAGTGATAAATATTACTAATGGCTGAAGATGATAAAAATCCACTCAATAACGTTGAGCGATTAACTGATATAGTATCAGAAGAAGTAGAACCAAACCAACTCGAAGTCGATGTAATGGAGGTAGAAGAACTACCAAGTGGACAAGTCGAGATGGAAGATGGCTCGATGATGGTTGGTGACGTTGAAGGATTGTTCGATGAAATGGAAGAGGAAAAAAACTTCTATGCGAACCTTGCCGAAGAGATTGACGAACAAGAGTTAATGAGACTAGCTGATGAGCTTTCTCAAAAATATAAAGAAGATAAATCCACAAGAGAAGATTGGGCAAAGTCCTACACCGATGGTTTAGAGCTTTTAGGTTTTAATTACACCGAACAAACTCGACCATTCAAAGGTGCAAGTGGTGTGACTCATCCTCTTTTAGCAGAATCGGTCACACAGTTTCAAGCACAAGCAATTAAAGAGCTGCTTCCAGCAGGTGGTCCTGTTCGTGCACAGGTGGTGGGAGCTACGAGTCCTGAAGTAAATTCTCAAGCACAGCGTGTTCAAGATTTTATGAATTATCAAATTACAAACATCATGGAAGATTACACTCCTGAAATGGATCAAATGTTATTTTATCTTGCTCTTGCAGGTTCTGCTTTCAAAAAAATCTATTTTGATGCTCAAATGAACAGAGCAGTTGCTAAATTTGTCCCTGCGGAAGACCTAGTAGTACCTTATGGAGCCTCGGATCTCGAGTCTTGTGAAAGAATTACACAAATAATTCGTATGTCCGAGAACGATTTACGTAAAAAACAGGTTATGGGCTTCTATCGAGACGTCGAAGTGTTCCCAACAGATCAAGAACAGAACTCAATTCAAGAAACTTACGACAAATTAGACGGTGTTAAGGGTATGGGTAACGATGAAGAAATGACTTTACTCGAAGTTCACTGTGATTTAGACCTTATTGGTTACGAAGATAAGGATGAAAGCGGTGAAGAGACAGGAATTAAGCTGCCTTATATCGTGACCATCGACGAAGGCTCAGGAAAAGTGCTTTCAATCTATCGAAATTACAGCGAAGAAGATCCTTTAAAAGAGAAAAAACAATATTTTGTTCATTACAAGTTTTTACCAGGCTTAGGATTCTATGGTTTTGGTTTAATTCACATGATTGGTGGTTTATCAAGAACTGCAACTCAGGCTTTACGTCAATTATTGGATGCAGGAACTCTTGCAAACCTCCCTGCGGGCTTTAAAACTCGTGGATTGCGTATTCGAGACGACGATCAACCCTTACAGCCAGGAGAATTTAGAGATGTAGACTCTCCAGGAGGCATGATCCGTGAATCAATCATGAATTTACCCTATAAAGAGCCTTCTCAGACACTATTTGCGTTGATGGGCTTCTGTGTAGACGCAGGAAGACGCTTTGCGGCGATTGCTGACCTTCAAATTGGAGAAGGAAATCAAAATGCAGCTGTCGGAACCACTGTCGCACTCTTAGAAAGAGGCACACAGGTTATGTCAGCGATTCATAAGCGTTTACACTACGCACAAAAGATTGAATTTAGACTTTTAGCTGAGGTATTCAGAGATTTCTTACCCCCAAGCTATCCTTACAAGGTTGTGGGTGGTGAAAGAGAAATTAAAACAGAAGATTTTAATGATGATGTCGATATTATTCCGGTATCAAACCCTAATATTCATTCTTCAGCACAACGAATTGCAATCGCTCAACAAGAGCTACAATTAGCAATGGCAGCTCCTCAGATACACAATATCCGAGAAGCATATCGTCGAATGTATGAAGCTTTAGGAGTCCGAGAGATCGATAATTTATTAATTCCACAACAAGAGCCAATGGCAATGGATCCCGCCATGGAAAATGCTCAAGCTTTAGCCTTAGCTGAGTTGAAAGCTTTCCCTGGTCAAGATCATGATGCTCATATTCAAGCTCATTTAATTTTTGGTTCTTCTCCAATGGTAATGGCACAGCCACAAGCTGCAACAGAATTACAAAAACATATCTTGGAACATATCTCAATTAAAGCAAAAGAGATTGCTACAGCAGAACTCGAAGGATACCCACCAGGCATGAATGAAGAACAGCTACAAGTTCAACTCAATGCTCGTATGGCACAATTGATTGCTCAGTTTATGGGTGAGTTAAAACAAGCTTCTGCTGAACTATCTGGTCAAGGTGGTCCTGATCCTCTTGTCCAACTCAAACAACAAGAGTTACAATTAAGAGCACAGAAAGATCAAGCGGATGCTCAGATCGATGCACAGCGTATTGCACTCGAACAAGAGCGTATTAAACGTAATGATCAAAATATTCAAAAGAAGATTAATTCTTCTGAAGATATTGCTGAACTTCGTGCTCGAGTTAATATTGAAAAATCAAAGCTTAGATAATGTCTGTTGATGTTAAAAAACTGTTATCGAGAACAACTCTCTATAAACCTAATAAATTAATTAAACCTAAGAGTGTTAATATTCCTGGTTTAAAGAAGAAAACAACAGCAAATAAAACCACTAAGAAAAAAACTCCACAAACAGGTAAAAATCGATATAATCAAACGATGACCGCTGGCGCACGATCA